TTAATCATTTTTTCCCCCTTCAAAAATAAAGACATCTTCAATCGGTAAGTCAAAGAACTCGGCAATTCGATGTGCCAAAAACAAAGAGGCATTATATTTACCTTTTTCGAGTGATAACACGGTTTGACGCGTTACCTCAAGTTCAGCAGCAAGCTCTGCTTGAGTTAATTTACGTGATTTTCTTAGTTCTTGAATACGATTTATCAAAGTATGCCTCCTATAGTTTGGCTATTCAACAAAAATAGTATAGCGTACTTTACATTAAATGTAAAGTTTTGCTTACATTTTGAAAAGGTTGCATTTATAGGAAATAAGAACTATAACTAAGGTATAGAAAAGGGGGCCGAAACATGGCTGATGAAAAATTTGAAACATTGGATCTTCCAATGAGCGAAGTCTTTAGTTGGAGCGAGGACAAAACCCCACTACGCGATGCATTGTGGAACCATTATATGGACACAAGCAACAAAAACACGTTGGAAACTTTGAAGCACTTGAAGGCTTATGAAAACATGAGTTCTGATGAAGTTAAGCTGGAAGCTGAAAAAGTATTGCAAGAGGTGTAATCGAATAAAAAGAGATTGATATTGTTTCAATCTCTTTTTTGTTGCAAAAACCATTGACGCAAGCTAGTTTTTTCGGTATACTTAATATCTGTTATGGCGCTATGGTCAAGTGGTTAAGACGTCGGCTTCTCAGGCCGAAATCGAGGGTTCGACTCCCTCTAGCGCTACTAGTATATTTCAAGGCGTTGCATAAGGTATCAAAAGCCTAATGTAGCGCCTTTTGTTATGGTTTATCATTTCATTAGATTGCATGGTATTTCAAGCGAAATAACACAAAAATAACACATAAATTTGAACGATGATTGAGCGATAGAACGGCATTTAAGCCGTTTTTTGTTTGACTAAATAACACACAAAACAGCATGTGGTACATATTACATAAATATACAAAATAAATGTATATATACATAATTCGCCAGTAGTGGCGAAAATAGGCATCGACAGATGTGTCGACAGAAGTGTCGAAAAACACGGTTGTCCAGTTTTGGACAATTATAGCCATACCCGCAAGTGGGCATGATTCCGCCAGATGTGGCGGACACTTGTTAGCAGATGACGCCCTAAAATGGGGCGTCCTATAAAATAAAAACCACCACCTCAATATAGGGTAGTGGTTCTAAAGTCGCAAAACACGACCTTTGAAAGGGGTCGGTAAAATACAGATACCTAAGGTCACGATTTGTTACTTTTAAGCTTATTTCAAAGGTGGCAAAACACCACCTTAGACCTGATACGGTAAAATGCCGACCCAGCTCAATCCCAAAATGGAAACGATTTGTAACGGTCGTACTTTGAGGTACACCCGTTCATTAAACACGTTGCAAGTGAATCCATACAAATGTAGGGTTACCTAATGTTGTCCAGTTTTGGACAATTCTGACTAAAACTACTTTTACTCATTTTTGAGTAAAACAAAAAAGATACCATAATCAGGTATCTTTCATAAGTGTACATTATTATAAAGTTTCTAAACTTAGTATTGCACTCGTCTTGTAAATCTTTTTTGGTGCATTGGCTAAATTAAACCAATCGGCTGATCCAAGTATGCTCTGGAGTCCAACAACTGTCTCGGCTACACCTGAAATTTGACTGTCCTTCAATGAACCTGCAAAAACATTCTCTGCATGAAATTCATGGTTTGCATAAACTGTTTCAGAAGAGCTCCAAGCTTTGATGTATGTTTCATCTGAAATTTGAACATTATCACCATTTACAAATGTTATTTTTACTGACATAATTAGTTCTCCTTCGTTGATACATTATTGTAGACTAATTACATTCTACCACAACAAAAGCCCCTGATTTAATCGTCAGAGGCTTTTTTATTTTGGTGAAGTTCATTTGTAATTTTTAAGAGAGAATCTTGGATATTCTTGTCTAATCCTATAATATTTTGAAAAATATTGAACGTAGTGATGTACGCATTTAGTCCGGCGATATACTCTGTTTCTTTTTCAACAAGGTTACGATCTAAACCAACTTGAAAATCATCTCGCATTGAACTGAATGAGTGCTTCATAATTTCTAGTAACTTTAGCTCAGATTGGCGAGAAACTTTATTCTTTGGATTACTGCCTTGATACAATAAGTTTTTATCTGCATCTAACCATTCAATAACTTGGTTAATAGCTATGTCAGCAAATTTTGCATTATTATTATTTGGAGTGAAAGTCAGTTTGTCTGAATCTGAATAGTTAACTGCAACAGTGACATCTTTTAAGGAGTTTATTTCTTTGCTGGCAGAATTATCGTCCAGACCAATTAGACTAGTAACTGAAACATTATAATAATCAGCAAGTTTATTCAATATCTCTATTTTTGGTTGTCTGTAGTTGTTCTCGTAACCGTTTAGCGTGGAGATTGCTATACCTAAAAAATCGCTGACTTCTTTTAATGTTTTGTCGTTTGATATTCTTATTTCTTTAAGTTTGTTTTTCATGTTTAATTACCATATTTGTCCTTGTAATATATTATATCAGAAATGCGTAAAAAAGTATTGACAAATTACGCGTAAAGGATAATAATGTAATTACACGAAACGCGTAAATAAATAAATATAAATACGCGTTTAGAGAAAGGAGCGAAAATGTTTATATCGAATGAGATGATGTTATCTTTGCGATTAAAGCGTGGCAAACTTAATATCACTAAGAAAGAGTCAGCGCGTCAAACAGGGGTTTCACCAAAAACTTTTCAAGAAGTATTGGACGGAAAGAAAACAGAAGTTCAAAAGAGGACGTTTGATTTGTTGAATGACTGGCTATTATCGGAGGATTAAGAAATGAACGCATTGCAGTGGACGTGTGAAGTAATAACATTACTAATTTTGATTGGTGGTGCATTCTTGATGGGTGTATCAGTAGGAGATGCAAAGGGAGGCAAAAGATGAGCGAGACACAAAAAAAGCCCTTGAACACAAACTTGCAGGCGAATGTTCAAGAGACACAAAATAATTTTATCAGTTCTGATTTTATCATAAAAAGTCATGAATTGATAGAGCAAGGCTATAAGGTTTACTTGTTAGCACAGGGAACGAACACACCATATAAGGGCAGTAGAGGTCATTTAGATGCCACTGCTAACGTTCGAGAACTAACAAACATGTTCCTAAAATATGAAACAAACAGCAACATAGGCATCATATTGAAAGATACTGGATTAGTAGTGCTAGACATTGATAAACATTCTACAAACGGATTTCAGAGCCTCATACAGTCAGGACATACGTTAAACCTTGATAACGAAACTTGGGAAATGACACCACGATCAGGCGCTCACGTATTCTTTAAAATACCAGACGGTGTCAAGGCAGATGAATTAAAACATGATTTAATGGCTGGCGTTGAATTACTCACTGATAAAGTGACAGTTGCTCCGTCCATTAAGTTAGTAGACGGCATAGAAGCCGAATATAAGCACTTTGGTGGGGATATAAGCCAATGTAGCGTAATGCCTGATTGGTTGGTCAAAATGGCGACGAACGTTGCCACAAATGGCAATAAACAGAACAAACGTGTTCCTAGATATTCAATAGACCAGCGAATTAATATGATGATTAACGGCTTCGATGTTGGAGAAAGAAATAACCAAATGATGAGCTTTGCTGGCTGGTTGTTAAGCATTAGGAATATAGATCCGAATTTGGTTTATGAATTAGTGCAGAAAATAAATTCGTATTCAGCATTGCCATTGCCTGATACAGAAGTGAATTCAGTTTTCAGGTCAGCATACAATCGTCAAGTCAAACGTGCATCTATGGGAGGACGTTAATGTCAGAAAACTTTGAAAAAATCGCATATGAAGCACCAGACTGGCTGACACTTGATGAAAATGGTCGTGCAAAAAGTATTGATACTTTGGCATTGAGCAAAGAAATTTCTCGACAATATCCTTTGGTAGCTGTGCCATTTAATAATGATATTAAATATTATGAGTTTGATGGTGTAGCTTGGAACAGCGTTAAAGAAAAAACCGCTCGTGCAAGTTTTGAAAGACGTGCATTAGCCGAGTTAGAAAAATATAATGCTTACAACGTTAAGCGAATGACTGATGTAGGCAAAACCTCTCTAGTTAATGCAGTTATCAAATACAATCCTTTTGACAATCAGCGCACTGATATTTTGGCTTTTGAAAATGGTACTTACAACATTGAAACAAATGACATAGTGCCTAACAATCCAGATAATTACTTAGTTAATGGTCATCATATTGCACTAGATAAAAACGGTGATGCACCAAACATTGAAAAATGGGGCAGTTACTTATTTGGTAAATCATGGCAGTTTATGAAAGAACTTATCGGATACGCCTTTATTCCAGAATATAAGACATTTAACATTATCACGATCATTGTAGATGAAATGGGTGGAACTGGTAAAAGTCACTTTTTTTCAACAATCATCAACCCAATGATAGGTGAGAAGAATATTGTATCAAAGGACATGGACACAATCGCAGGTAGTAACGGTAAAAGTGCAAGATTTGGGTTGTCAGGTCTCCATGAAAAATTGGTTAATTTGCATCTTGATTTACCAGATACAAGAATTGATGTGCCAGATGTATTACGTAGCCTATCAGGTGGCGACAAAATAGATGTTGAAAGTAAAAATGCTGACAGTGTGAGTTTAACTTTCTATGCTTTGTTATTGTTTGGAGCCAATCAGACACCTAATATTGCGATAAATACAGCATTATCACAACGTATTAAGATTGTTCCTGTACAAGCACCTAGAGTGCGAGAACGGCCAGAGGAGCAAGCTAAACGTGCCAAACTATGGAACGAAGAAGAGGCTATCAAAGAAATTGGTGCATTTGCTTATACTGTTCTTCAAGCCTACAAACAAGCCAAGCAACGTGGCGCATTCTCGATTAGTGATGAAATGAAAGTTGCTACTAAAGAATGGAACGAACGCCAAGACTTGGTAACAATGTTCTTGCGAGATGCCAAAAAAGAAACGATTGAAAATGCTGGTGGCGCTACAAAAGAGCAAGCATGGTTGTTATTTGAAAAGTGGCTAGACGAAAACGGTATCAAATCTAAAATCCAACGCAAGCAGTTTAATAGCCAAATGGAAAAATTGGGGTACGTTTCAATCAAAACACGCAAACACCAATCTTCAGAGGACTCAAAAAGTACGTCATCAAGTTGGGACGGATTAAATTTAGATCCATACTTTAATCAATAGTGTTGTTACGCAAATGTTACGTAAATGTTCCGGTTTCAAAGTCATCAAAGCATTGCGGTATATAGCTTTGTTACGTTGTTACATTTGTTACGTTAATTTCTAATAATAATAATAAAGACAGTATATGTGTAAGGCATATATATCATATATGCATGTAGTGTTGAAAAAAAGCGTAACTAGCGTAACAACGTAACTTTTTAGGCAAAAAGCCTATTAAATCAACGTTTTAAATTTATAATCTGTTACAAAACAAGCTAAAAAGCGTAACGAGTTTCGTAACAAGCAACAAAGAAAGTAGGAAATATGATGAATGAAGTAAAATTTGGTAATTGGTTAAAAGAATTTAAGAGTGTTGATCGCCCTATCGGAGATTTGGCCAAAGATATGTTAAGAGCTGATGATGTAGAAAAATTCAATCGCTTTAAAACGGTTGAAGATATTCCACATGAATTGCCTTACAAAGTTTATGAAGTTGCTGTTGAGGTGTTTGAATATTACCTTGTAGACTCCGTAGATAAGCATGATATTGAACACATTGAAGCCATGCTTGCAGATAAAAATGGATTTACAGAGCTAACAGATTATCAACGTGGATTAATTGATGGATTTGTCAGTGGGTTAAAACCCGCTAGAAATATATCACACAAGTCACGTGGTACTTATGAAGTTAAACATGACTTTGAGGCGCTATTGCGATTAAATAATGTTCCTGCATATATTCCACAAGAGCAAGCTGAACAAATACTTGCTGAACATGGATTTGAGGTAAAACATGGCATTACGAATATCAACAATACGAACGCTATGTATTCAACACGTAGAAGATTGGATATTTCTGAAAACGGTGTAATTGTAAAACTTGACTGGAACGACCAACAGGTGGATTAGGAGATAAAAACATGGAAGAATACACAGTAACACTTGAAGACATCGAAAGAGTCAACTCAATGTTTCCTATTGATGAGCCGTTATTTATCATTGATTACGAAAATAATCGGTTTGAATGGGCAATCAGTCGTGATGATACAATGAGTCGCGTTACAGAAAAGCTAGAAAAAAATTGAGGAAGTCAGATGATTATATTTGGGATTATTGGTATCATATTACTTTTCTGGTTTGCATTAGAGGGATTATGGAAGTTAATACCGTGGCTTGTATTAGCAGTAATCGTTACAAGCACAATAGGCTTTATAACAGATCACTTTATATTTTTCATAGTAGTAGTTATTGCTTTGATTGTGATGTATGCAGTAGGGAAGAAAGGTTAGATTGGGAATGGCGGATAAGACAGATGAATTGCTGACAAACTATTACAGCGGTGTGATTGATACGAAGATTCTTTTACGTAGATCAGAACTGCAATGGCAACCACATGACGATGACAATATTGGTGGTGGTAGAGCCATCAATAAAATAAGCAGACCATTTGATGATTTGGTTATTAAGTATGAAAGTGATCAAGTGCTTCATGAATTGACAAAGCAACGTGATGCTATTAAACGATTAGAGACAACATTCAGTGAAGAAACAAGACAGATAGTACAGATGCACTATGACAGACGTGAGCGCTTGTCTTGGGTGATTATCTCATTACGTATGAACTTGTCAGAGCGAACATGCCGTACTTATCAAAAGACATTCAAGGATAGTGTTGCACAAACATTTAATGAGTTAGACATTGCTGTATAAGTTGCCATCATTCTGCCGTTTCTGACTAACAATACGTGGCATAATAGTAGTATGCAATATTAGATGGAGGTACTCAATGAGATTACATAGATGTGCCGAGATTGGTTGCCATGAACTAATTAAGTTAGGCTTTGATTATTGTGATAAGCATTATCAATCACGTATGAATAGTTACCGTGATAGATTGAAACAGTCACAAGAGTTGAAGTCGCAGACATTGCGTGGGCAACGTGATAAGTTAGAATACAATCGGAACTACAATGAAACCGTCAGACCAGAGTTGGGTCATGAGTTTTATCAGACTAAACAATGGGAACGAATAAGTGAATACATTAAGCAACGTGATATGTATGCCAGTTCTGTTGATGGTCGAGTGTATGGTAAGGGTGATCTAATTGTTGACCATCTTGTGCCGAGACGATTGCTAAAGACAAGCGCTGAACAATATGATGTGAGTAACCTTTGGCTATTGACTAAAGCACAACATAATCATAAGACAGCTATTGAAAACAAAATGAGTGACAACAAGTTGAAACATTTAAGCCGTGACTGGTGGATAAAAGTATTAAAGGATTGATTAAGTTCAGTCCTTTTTATATTGCGTACATGGTTGGAGGGTGGGTACGTGAATGATTGTGGTTTAACTTCGATTGGGTGATGTCCTGTGCATGTCAGGTGGGTGGGATTTCATTTGAATCGTTAATATTGCTCCATAATTTTCCTTTTCTTTCATTTTCCGTTTTAGATTTTGAACGACATCAAAATTATCCCCGCCCATAGTGGCGTTAGGGGAAGCAACGCACATAGGTGGCTTCTTCGTTTAAATAACGAGTTATTTTTTCGTTTTCGTTCACCTACGGCAGGCAGGGATTCGTTCACCCTGTTTGCGTACATATATCAAACTAAAAAGGAGGTAAAGATGCCTAGAAAAGCTAAAATAACAACTTCGACTAATGATGAGAGTTACCAAAGACAACGCACTGAAGCCTTGAAAGAAGCTAATGCAGACATTAAGCAGTTACCAAAGACAGCGCCTAAACATTTAACAGGTGTGGCTAGTCGTTTGTGGACTACCTTAGTACCAGCGTTGAATAAATTGGGTTATATCACGGTAGCTGACAAGTCAACACTTGAAGCATTTTGTATCAATTACAGTGTTATGCGTGAAGCCTATGAGAATATCAAGGACGTTGGGGCTATCTATGAAAATAGTGGTCGATACTATAAGAACCCAGCCACAGCCGTCTTAAATGATGCCACTGGTAAAGTTAAGTCATTGGGTGGTGAGTTAGGATTAAGTCCCAGCTCTCGTGCCACCCTGATTGATTTGGCTAGTGATGATGATGGCAGTTTAAATGCTGATGCCATTGCTGATATGTTTGGTGGTACAACATGATTGAACCCTATCAAGATGTTATCAATGAATATGGGATTGATGAACCAACCATCAAATATGCCGTTGGTGTCTTGACTGGTCACATCATTGCAGGCGATAAAATCAAACTAGCCTGTGAACGTCATTTATCAGATTTGCAACGGATTAAAACTGATCCAGAATTTCATTATGCTTATGATGCAGAACGAACGGATAAAATTATCAAGTTTAGTACATTGTTGGTTGACTTAGAAACACATGAGCCGTTTAAAATCAGTCCTTATGAAGCGTTTATCGTTGGTTTGCTAGAGGGTTGGAAAGAGCCTGAAACAGACGGTAAGCGCTTTGATAGGGCGATTATATCAATGGCACGTGCGAATGGTAAAACAGCCGTGATGGCGTTGATAAGCCTGTTTAATTTCTTGTTTGGGCAACCTAAAACCAACAGACAGTTAGCGGTTGCTAGTGCTGATACAGCTCATGCTGATGCCTTGTTTAAATACATGTCTAGTCAATGGGCTAACTTAGCGAGTGGTACATTTTCTAAGATGGCTAAGCAGTGGGGCATTGAGTACAACCAACGTGAGATGCGGATTAAAAGCCAGTCTACTACCATGCGTAAATTAAGTGCATCATCAAGTACGACTAGTGATGGTATTGGTCATTTTAGTTATGCTGTGGTTGATGAGTACCATTTATTCAAAGACCGTTCGTTTATCAACTCAATCACATCAGGGCAAACGTTTCTACCGTATTCACAAACGATATTTATTAGTACCAGTGGGACAGATGTGCGCAGTCCAATGTTTGCAGATTATAAGCGGTATAGCTCATATATGGCGCAAAAGACGTGGTGTGAGATTGATAATATTCTGTTTCTAGCATGGGAACAAGACAATGATGATGAGGCTTTTGGAGACCCAAGTGTTTGGCAGAAGTCTAATCCATTGTTTGAATTGGAGGGTAAACGCAAGTCAGCAATACCAAAAATGACGGCTGAACGAGATGAATTGAACTCACAAGGTCGCTTGCCTGATTTTCTCACTAAGAACATGAACAGATGGCAGAATGCAAAAGAGAATGCGTTTCTACCAGTTGATTTGCTCACACAGGCAATTATTCCAGCGTTCAATATGCAAGGCAGAGATGTCTATATTGGGTTTGATTATAGCCAGACAAATGATGATACAGCGATAGCCTTTGTATTTCCTTATACGGACGAGACAGGCAACCAAAAATATCACTTGTATCAACACTCATTTATTCCATTGGCTAAGTTGGGAACGATTGAAGCCAAAGAACAGCGTGATGGTATCAACTATCGAGATGTTGAAAGTAAGGGCTTTGCGACAATCACTCGTGACAGATTCGGTTTGATTGATGAAGATGAGGTATTTAACTTCATGTTGTCGTTTATTGAAAAATATGATCTCAATGTTAAGGCTATCTTGTATGACCAGTGGGGAACAGGGACGTTTATTAGGCGACTAGATGAGGTCAAAAATGATTATCTGATTATTCCAGTTCGTCAGGGTATCAAGTCATTAAATGAACCCACAAAGTTCTTACAAACAGCGTTTATCAAGTCTCAAATAACCATGCTTGATGATAGCGCCATGTTTGGTGCTTTATCTAATGCGGTTATTGTACAAGACAACAATGGTATCAAGATTGATAAGAATACCAACAGTGCAAAGATTGATGTGGCTGATGCGATTGTCAACGCCTTATTTGAGGGTATGTTTTACTTTACTTCATTCTCAAACGCCCCAGAAGATAAGAGCCACAGTCCATTTGCTGGTATGAGTGAAGACCAAGTAAATGATTATTTCATGAATGAGTTTAAATTTTAAGAAAGGTGGTGCTGAATGAATAAACTGAAAAATATTAGTCAATACATACCGTTTGTGTTGATTGTGCTAGGCATTATTGCGATTGTGATTTGTGCCTTTCAAGTAGCCACACAAGTAGGTTGGCTTGCCATTGGTATTGGGCTGTTCGGATTAGCTTATATCCTAGTGCCTAAAGGTGGTCAATCATGAGTATTAAAAATCCATTTGAAACAAGGCAGATGATTACACCTAGTAATTACATGCCTTTTATTTTTGCAGACAGTGGCGTATCTATTGTCCCTAATGACCTTATTAGTGCTGATGTTGCTTTACACAACAGTGATTTATACAGCGTGACAAGCCTTATCAGTGCAGATATTGCAGGTGCTATTTTTACAGGAACTAATCCAAACGCCTTGAATGTTTTGAATAAGCCAAGTCATCTGACTAGCCGTTACAATTTTTGGCAGACGGTTGTTTTAGAGATATTGCTATCAGGTAATGCGTTTGTCGCGATTGATGGTAAAGAGTTGCGCTACGTTCCTAATCAAAATGTGATGCTTGATTTAACAAATGATGTACTGAGTTATCAAATTACACCGTTTGGCGATTATCAAGGTGGAACATATCAAGCCAGTGATGTGCTTCACTTCAAGATTATGGCTCACGGTGTTAATGGTGCTGAATTGATTGGCCACAGTCCACTAGAAAGCCTAGTGAATGAAGTCCAACAGCAGGAACAAGCCAATCGGTTGTCGTTGAGTACGATAGCGAAAGCACTTAATCCCACATCAGTCATCAAAATACCTGAAGCAGTGGTTAGTCCTGAAGCTAAGGACAATATCCGTAATGAGTTTGAGAAAGCTAATACAGGAGCTAATGCGGGTCGTACTTTGGTATTGGATCAGAGTGCAGACTTTCAAAGTATCTCAATCAATGCAGATGTGGCTAAGTTCTTAAACAATGCAATTTATCAACGGACACAGATTAGTAAGGCGTTTGGTGTTCCTGATAGCTACTTAAATGGTCAAGGCGACCAACAAAGTAACCTAGAAATGATACAAAACATGTATGTGAATGGTTTAAATCGTTACATTGAACCAATTATTAGTGAAGTTCAAGCTAAGTTTAGTGATGACATTGCCCTAGATATGAGTAGTATTTTGGACTATTCCAATGCCACTTTAAAGCAAGATTTGCTAAATTTTGTTGATAAAGGCATCTTAGACGGCTCTCAGGCGCGAAAAATTCTCGTTGACAAGGGGGTTATCAATTTATGAACGATAAAGAGGTTAGAACCTTTGATATTAAAGGGTTAGAGGTGCGTGATGCTACTAGTGATGACTTTATTGGTCAAATTAGTGGTTATGCCGTTGTCTTTAATGAACCCAGTGAAGATTTAGGCGGATTTATTGAGTATGTATTACCGAATGCCTTTGATGGTGTTGATTTGAGTGATGTTTTAGCACTTTATAATCATGACTTTGGCAGTTTACTTGGTCGCAGTTCTGCCAAGACATTGAGTTTAGAAGTAGATGATAAAGGACTTCACTTTACACTTGATATTCCAGATACAACATTAGGACATGACGTGTATGTCAATATCAGGGCTGGTAATTTGAAAGGCATGAGTTTTGGTTTCACAGTGGAAACTGATACATGGCTAACTGATACAACAGATTTACCACAAAGAACGATTTCACAAATTGGCTCGTTGTATGAAGTATCTGTTGTGGGTATGCCTGCTTATCAAGAAACTAATGTGAATATAACCAGAGCGCTCAAAGATATTGAAGAACATGATGCTAAAGCTAAGATATTGGCTGTATTGAAAACGTATGAATAGGAGACAAACAATGAAAATTACTGAAATTGAAGCACAAATCACTGACTTGAAAGCTCAAAAGGCTAAGAAAGTGACAGAAGTACGTGCATTGGCAGCCGCTGAAGATTCTAAGGTTGAAGATGTTCAAAAAGGGCTTGCAGAAGTAGATGACTTTGATAAGCAAATTGCAACTTCGCAAGCTGAATTAGAAACATTGCAACGTGCACAAAAATTACCCGAAATTGAAGGAGGAAACAAAGTGAAAATTGATCCAAACAAAAAGCAAGAAACAGCCGAAGTACGTGACTTCATGCACTACCTAAAGACAGCCGAAAAGCGAGGAAATGGTATCACTACCACAGAAGCAGGCGTTGTCATTCCAAAAGAGATTTTGGATATTCAAAAGGTACCGACTGATGTTCGTAATTTGTCAGCCGTTATCAATCGTGTATCAGTCACATCAGGAATGGGTTCACTGCCAATTCTACAAAAGAACACAGCACGATTGACAACAGCCGAAGAACGAGCTGAAAACCCTGAAATTGCAAAGGCAGTTTTGAAGAGTGTTGACTATAAGGCACTTACTTATCGTGGTGCTTTGCCATTGTCTATGGAAATGGTACAAGATGCACCTAATCTTAAAACATTGCTCAACACTTATGTTCAAGAGGCTAAGGAATTAACAGAGCAGTATCAAATTGGAAAGATTTTGCAAACAGCCACAGCAGTGGCAGCAAAAACAACAGATGACTTAAAGACAGCATATAACAAGGGTTTGGCAAACTATCAACGCCAATGGATTGTGACTGAAAGTTTCTACAACGCTGTTGATTTGTTGAAAGATACTAACGGTCGCTACTTGTTACAAGACTCAATCGCTAGTGCATCAGGCAAGTCATTGTTTGGCTCAAATGTCTTGATTGTCGCTGATGACGTATTGGGTGTTGCAAGTGATGCAAAAGCCTTTGTGGGAGACCCTAAAGCATTTGTATTAGAAGCTATGCGTTCTGATGTTGCGATTGAATGGGATCACAACGAAAACTTTGAGCGTATTCTTGCCGTTGCTTTGCGTGCGGACTTTAAGGCAGCCGACACTAATGCTGGTAAGTTTATTACATTTACTAGTGCAGGTAAGTAACATCATGTCCCCAGAAGTGGGGACGTACATATTAAATTAACCACAGGAGGTGGCACATGGCGATAATTACACCACAGGAGCTACAAGATGAATTAAATATTGATGATGATGAAAACGAACTCAAAACACTTACGAGCTTGATTGACGGTGCTACTGCCATGATTAAGGCATCTATTCAAATGAAAATCACTGATGATGATATTTTGGCAGTTGATGCAGAGTTATATAATCGTTTGATTAAGACACTGGCTACTTCAATGTACTATGACCGTGAATTGAGTAATGGTTATTCAACTGGTGTCCGTATCATGTTGACTAACCTTAGAAGTGAGATTGTGGGGGCTACGAATGCTTAAATATAAACCTAGTGACTTCAACAAAAAAGCACAGTTTGGAACTATTAAACCAGGCTATAACCCTAAAAATGGCAATCCTATCAAACAGTTTGTGCCACAAATAGGATTAAAGTATGCACCACGCACTCGTACCATGTCACAACAGTATACGATTGCAGGAACAAAGTTTGAAGATACAATTTTGATTGTGATAAGACACAATAAAGCAGTCAATAATAAGTTAATTGTCATGTTACCAGATAAAGCATATTACGATATTGTGGGTATCAGTCCTGATGATTCTAACAACGTGATCACATACGACATTGTTACTTTGAAATTAAACACATCAATAAAATAGGAGACGACAAATGCAACAATTACAACGTTGGCCAAAGTGGTTAAACAGAAATGAAGCACATCAATATATCAGTGTTGCTGATAACACGTTCATGAAGCACTATGTTAAGAATGGCAAGGTAAAGGGCTATCCCACAGAACATGGTATCAGATATGATCGTGATGAAATTGATGAAGCAGTGAAACATTACTACGATTAAAACGTGCAACCAGTCAAATAGTATGAAATAATGATAGCGTGTTAGTTTGAAATTACCACGCTTTTTTATTTTGACCTTTTGGCTCAATCATCAAAAGGAAGTATAAAAATGCAGATAAAACAAGTTGATAGCAAACACGGTAAAGTCTATGAGGTTGTTGGCTATATTGGTAGGCATCAAGATGGAACGCAAGCAAGAGCCAAAAAACGAGGTTTTGACAGTAAGCGCAGTGCGCAACAGTGGTTTAATAATGAAGTGTCTTTGTTTAGCAATGGGCAGAGTAAATACAATAAAAAAACAACCCCTAACGTTATGACTGTTAAAGAGTTGTATGATATGTGGCTTAAAACTTACGAGCAAAGTGTTGAGGAAAGCACCCTCAATAAAACAATGACTATTTTTAAGTTACATGTGTTGCCACAATGGGCTGACATCAAGGTAAATGAAATCAAACCTATTGACTTACAACTATACATTAACACATTACAACGAGAAATGCAGATGTATAGGAAAGTCACAGGGTATTTCCGTAAGATGTTAGACGTGGCTGTAAAGATGGATATGATAGAGAACAATCCATTTGTTAAGGTTGAGTTACCAAAAGAGAGACGAGTATTTGATAAGCCCAAGCAATTCATGGAGGCAACTGAATTTAAAGAGTTTGTAGATGTTTTAGATAAGAAATATCAATATGTCAATCGACAGGCTTATACATTGCTTAGACTAGGCGCTTTCACAGGTATGCGAACTGAAGAAATACTTGCGTTAGAATGGCAACATATTGATTTTGATGGCGGTTATATCAGCATTGAGCAGGCATTGGGGCGTGGCTTACATGGTAGCACTTATCTAAAGGAACCAAAGAGCAGAACAAGCAAGCGCACACTAAAAATTGAGAGTTCAATGCTTAGGGCATTGGCTAGTTGGTATGATACTACCCAATATAAAAATGACGATGATTTTGTATTCACTAATGGTGGCAAGACATTGCAACCACTACGACCTAATAAGTGGCTACATGATGTCAGTGAAAGATATGGTGTAGCAGTTGGCTTATCCATGCACAAATTACGTCACACATGGGCTACGTTAGCAATAGATCAGGGTGCAAGTGTTAAACAGGTACAGACATATTTAGGTCATGCAGATGCTAGTATCACACTGAATATTTATAGTGGGATAACTAAGCGAGCGAGTGATGAAACAGGTAGTATCTTAAACGGACTAATTGATTAAAATAACACACAAAGTAACACAAATCGCCTTATGTACTGGTGTTAAAGGGTTTTATAAACTCCCTCTAGCGCTATTTAGCATTTCATGGCGTTGCATAAGGTTTCAAAAACCTTGATGTAGCGCCTTTTCTTATGAAAAACGTTGCACTGTATTTCGTAATAAATTGGAAACATTATAAATACGCAAGTGGGCAGTATAACGGCATATAAGCCGTTTTTTATTTTTAAAAAAGGAAGTGAGTAATACTATGGAATTTTTAGAATCAATTATTAGCTTAGCTGATGAACTATTTGATGTAGACGATAATAAGCCATTTGGCTTTAAATTTTGGCTGTCTATATTTGTATGGTTAATCATGCTTAGTGGGTTTATAGTTGTAGCTACAGTATTTATAATTTTATTTCCAGCCGTGTTTTTAAAAATCCTAAATACTATTTGGCTTGCGGTGATGGGTATAGAAATATTGTTAGCATGGTTTTGTTATTATTCTGGTAAACGTGTAGTAATATGGGCATTTCAAATTAAAAATAATATACAAGCACACTGTGAGTAAGTGTTGCATCAATTTTTAATAAATGATCTACGAGCTTGGAAAGCTAGTCTATGTTTTAGCGTATATCTGTTATTCATTAATTTAATCAACCAATGTCAATTAATTACTTTTATTTACACTTAAAAACCTGTACACAAAAAAGCCCCTGATTAATTTTAGGAGTTTTTTATTATCGATAAATATACAGATGGCAGTATAGTTTTTGAGCAACAGATAGAATTGCTCTTATACTAAAAAAATGGACTATTTTTATTCAGTCCGTAAAATGAAAGTATAGGCGTATTTTTATGTCAATTCGTTATTCACAAGATTTTAAAGATTCACTGGTTAAACTTCACCAAGAAGGACGTTCACTTAAGTCATTAGCAGAGGAATTTGGACCTTCAAAAGATTCTATTGCTATTTGGGTCAAGCAAGCTACCCCAGTCATGATTCAGGGTCAGTCAAAGACGTTAAAGGATGTCAAGCAATTAGAAAAGCGTCTCGCTATTTTGGAGGAAGAAAACGAAATTTTATCACGCATAGCCTGACAGGCATTGAGCGGCCATCTTACTAGCCAAAAAATAGTCCGTAATGTGGGATTGCCGCTCGTTAACCAATTTTTAGTACAAGGCTACGCGCTTGTGCGTATTTTAAGTGCACTTAAAATCAAACCTAGTACCTATTACAACTGGCGCCATTGGCAGCCCAGTCGACAAGAAAAGCGTAGAGAATCCCTGAAACCTTATATTTTAGACGTTTGGAAAACC